CGGATACCCACTATACCTTATCAGGCCCTGCCCCAAGAGGAGCAGGAGTGGATAGATGACCGGCTGCACTATATTTATGGTACAGATGAACCGGTCCCGTGGAGCCCCGCGCATTACGGTCGGAAAAAGTCGGTTACCGTTGCATTCATGCTTGAATGCCGGTGGCTCGCTTTCGAAGAAGGGTGGGATGCTATGCCCGCCCCGAGAAAGACGACGATCGACTTGTCTGTCTCGGCTGCAAAGGCGCAGCTGAGACGGACCGCCAGGGAGATGTTTGCACATAAGCGATTTAGTATCGCAGATATGAGCGCTCCCGCGTTTCCGTCCACCTCCTCTAACTATAACAATAGTCGTGGTAAAGGAGGTGGGGTTGGATTTTTCTTAGAAGAGTCCGACCTTTTAAAGGGCCTTTCTACTCCTATTGTGGGAGTCAAACAACACCTTGGGGTAATCTACGATCGCCAAACTGAACTTTACGGTCAGCGTGGAATTGAGGAGATTATAAACCCTCATGAGTCCCTAGAGACTATAGTGTATGAATTAGACTTCCATGATGTAGACATTGCCTATCGTGATTTCTACTGGCGCGCTTTTCGGTATGCCATGACCGAAGAGCCGGTGGTGAAACCGGTCGCCCTCCCTGAGGCACTCAAGATAAGAGTGATCTCTAAGGGGCCGCCTGCTACGTACTTTGTCCTTAAGACTTTTCAGCAGTTCTTATGGGGCGCCCTCAAGGACCATCCTACCTTCCGTTTAATTGGAAGGCCTGTGACGGTCGAAGATATTGAGGAGGTATGTGGGCATGATTTGCGCAGCTACTTTTGTTCAGGTGATTACGTGTCATCGACAGACCGATTATACAGTTGGGTATCGGAAACCCTTCTCGATGAATTGGCGACAGTCCTTGACTTACCGGATGAGTTAGTCACGCTCTCTAAGAGGGCGTTAACTGGCCACGTGTTCGAACACGAAACCCTTGATGGGGGTCGTGCCGAGCAGGCGACTGGGCAGCTCATGGGCAG